AAGGTCTGGAAGCCGGAAAAGGAGAAAACATGAAAGCTCTTACAATGTGGCAGCCTTGGGCAACTCTGAAAGTAAAACAGGGCGGCCGGATCAAGCAATACGAAACACGTAGCTGGGGTGTATCCTATCGTGGGCCCGTTGCGATCCAGGCTGCCCGGCGTCCGACGCGAACCTGCCTTTATGAAATTGGAGATGCTGAGGTCCTGCGTCAGATCATTCTGGCGCTGCGGGATTGCGGAGTTGCCCCAACAGATATGTCATTGAGACAATGCGCCGAGTACTTCACTAAAAAGGAGCGGCTGCCAATCGGCGCGGTGATCGGTGTCGGCGATCTTATTGCCTGCCATCCGATCACGCCGGAGTTCGCCGCCGGTATCTCTGCCCGGGAGCGGGCTCTCGGTGACTTCACACCGGGGCGGTTCGCCTGGGAATTTAAAGACATGTCCGAAGTATATCCGGTCAAAGCCGCCGGAAAGCAGGGCCTCTGGACGCTTGATGTGCAAATGCTGGAGAGGATAATCATATGAATCTTCTGAAGCAAACCAATTTTAAATTTTTTGAGCTTCCGGTTTATTATCACAACAAAATGGAGTGCGTTCATTCCTTCAGGACCGATAGAGAGCGGGATGAATATATTAAGAATCATCCTTTAGCAGAAGGTTTTTCTTATGAAAAGGACTTTAAAAAGTAGCCGTTCACAATTGAAAACGGAAGGCGGGGCTAAATGCCCCGCCTTGTTGTGTCCAAATAGGACACGGGAGGTCGCGCATGGCCGAGATAACTATGTTTCCTTACCGGTCTACTGAACCATATGATTTTTTGCCGCAACTTGCAGCTCAAGGATACTGGGTATCTTGCCTCAGTTGTAAGCGCCAATGCTTCCGTGCCGGATGTAATTTTGTGGCCTGTACGGCTCACAGCGGTTATGACCAGGGCAATACCCAACATAACGAAGCGCTGAGCTTAATCAATCATTATGGAGGCGATACCCATAGCTAAGACAAAACGATTAAAAACCGTGACGGCGGGGCGGCTGGTAATCGGCGTCTGTTATACGCCGCCGATAATATCGGACGATACAAGAGCCCGGGCCGAAAAAAAGAAGTGTAGCAGTTTTGCTCGACAGAAAATGAACTTCCGAACAGCCTGGCAAAAGCTTCGGCTCCTACTGTGCTGCAATTTCGGCCGCGGGGATCTTTACATTACTTGTGGGTATGATGACGATCATTTACCACCGAACCGTAAGACGGCAAAAAAACACATGCAAAAATTCATGGATCAGTTGCGCATTGCCCGGCGCAAAGCCGGCGAGGATCTGAAGTACATATATGTGACCGAAGAGCTACAGGAAGACGGAACGCGCAGATATCATCATCATTTGATCATCAACTCCAGTACAGAAAAGAAAGATTTTGAGTTAATCCGTTCGCTTTGGAAGTACGGAACAAATATTGAGCTCGTTCAACTTGGGAAAAACCAATTGTATAGTGACGACTTCCTTGAACTTTCCCAGTACCTATGTAAGGAGCGGAATCCTGAGCAGCCTTTCACAACAGTCGGAGATAAATGCTGGGTTCCATCCCGGAACTTAGAAAAACCAATCGAGCACTCTGAGTTAGTCGACGACAATATGACGATCGTCGCGCCTCCGAACGCCCGCATTTTGGATACTGATCATAAGCAAACAGAGTTTGGTAGCATGTACGATTACATTGTATATTGGCTTCCAGAACGGGCAGCGACCAAGCCTTCGAAGCGACGGAAAAAAGAATAAGGCTTTTATATTTTTCTGTCTCGGGGGGGTGTATATCTTTAGGAGTAGCTATTGAGAACTTTGTTCCAGGTACACGAAAGGGGGTTGACATCGTGTATGAATCGCGTAAACTGAAAGTGCAGGACGGCCGGATCATTTGCCCAGTTTGTGGGCATAAAACTGACCAGGTTGTCTTGCCCGATACTTCGGCTGATAAACTGCCGGTTTATTGCAAGAGATGCAAATCACAGACGATCGTGAAAATTGAACACGGTTTGTGCCAGTGCCAAAGTGCCAGCGCCTGAACATCGAGTTAGCTCGGTGATCAGGTGCTTTTGTTTTTCCTTGGAGGTTTGCCGATGTGGTACGGATACCAGACAATGCGCTGGCGTGAGCACGTTCGGCCGCGGATCCTTCGCCGTGACAAGTATCGCTGCCAAGAAGCGAAGCGTTACGGTAAGCGCATTGAGGCAACGGTCGTGCATCACATCTGGCCGGCTGAGGATTATCCCGAGTATGCCTGGAGCGATTGGAATCTCGTATCGCTATCGCTCAAAGCACATCGCGCCATGCACAACGAGGACGGCAGCCTTTCGCCGCTTGGCGAGGCCTGGCGGCGCAGAACGATCCCCCCCACCCCCTCAACTGCCTGACGTAGGGGTGTCGCAACTGGGTGGGGAGATACTTCCGACGGCGGGAAAACCGCCGGAGGGGGTAAATCCGGCGAAAAAAATGACGGCCGTCGCCCGCGTGATTTTTGATCCGCGCGACAAGCCGAACCGCGCCGGCGCGCATCCGGATAGGCGCGCAGACCCCGCCCGCGATCGACGCGCCCGGGCGTTGGCGGCCAAAGTTTTCAACAGCTCCGGTCCTGCGGCAGGCGACTGCCTGGGTTTCTTTCTTTCCACCTCCCGGGCGCCGGGTGTCATGCCCGGCGTCTGCCGGAGGACCGGAGGTCTAATCAGCAAGGAGACGCTATGGCGAAAGAGGAAATGATCCGCGACGCCATGCGCGCCGTTGGCACATACAATGAGATCTTCGAGCCCAGCATCAAGCAGCTCGCAAAGGCGGAGCGGCAGCTCTCCCGCAGTGAAAAGGAATGGCGCAAGCAGGGCGGCAAGATGGTGGCCGACCTGGTCAACAAGACCGGCGGGCAGTACAAAGCGAAGGATCCGTACTGGGCTGGCGTCGAGCAACAGCGCAAGGACGTCACCGCGCTGCGAAACCAGCTCGGCCTGACGCCAACCGGCCTGAATAAGGTCCGCAACCGGCAGGCTTCCGCCGACATCGGCAAGAGCCGCATTGAGCAGCTGCTTGATGACGCGCATGACTACGCGCTCGACCACGCTGCGGAGTACCAGGCCGAAGTTGACAACTATGTCGACAGCGTGCTTTCCGGCCAGATGAACGTTTGCGACGAGATCCGCCAGGCCTGCGAGCGGTATGTGTCCAATTTGGACACCGGGCAATGGGACTTCCGTCCGGATCCGGCCTGCGAGATCATCGCTATCATAGAAACGATGATGTGCCACCAGCAGGGCGAATTTCTCGACGCCACGCCCTTGCGCGGCACGCCCTTCCTTCTGCTGCCCTATCACAAGTTCATTGCGTTCAATGTCATGGGCTTCTATATCAAGGGCACAAATGAACGGCGCTTTAAAGAAGGCCTGGTCTTCGTTCCCCGCAAAAACATCAAGACCACCTTCGCGGCCGTGCTCGCCTGGGCAATCGCGCTGTATGAGCGCTTTTCGGGCTCCAAGGTCTATGAGGTTGGCGGCGCCCTGAAGCAGGCCCGCGAGGGGTTTGACTTTCTGAAGTACAACGTCAAGCGCCAGAAAATCTCCGTGGACGACGACGCGATGAACGGCCTTCGGATCATCGACAACAATATGGAGCGGTCGATCTCCGGCGACGTCGGCGACGGGTTTATCTCCATCAACGCGCTTGCCAGTTCTCCGGACAAGCAGGACTCTTTTAACTGCAATGTCGTTATCGCCGACGAGCTGCACACCTACAAGAGTCCAAAGCAGTACCAGGTTCTGAAGGATGCTACTAAGGCCTATACGAACAAGCTGGTGCTCGGCATCAGTTCCGGCGGCGATAAGGCTGCGGGCTTCTGTGCCCAGCACGTCGCCTACTGTAAGAAGATCCTCGACGGTACGATCAAAGGGCCGGCCGCCGACAGCATCTTCGTTTTCATTGCTAAGGCTCCCGACTCTGTCCTGGATGATGGCAGCTATACAGATCCCAAAGTGCTTGAGGCCTGCTCCCCCGGTTGGGGCAACAGCATCAGGCCCCAGGATATGCTGAATGATGCACAGCGCGCTCATGATGACCCTCAGCTCAGGCCGGAGTTCTTCAACAAGAGCCTGAACGTATTCACAGCTGCGCTCCGCGCCTACTTCGATATCGAGGAATTCCGGCGTAGCGACGCCAAATGCGGGGAGCTGCTCGGCCTCACAGGCATGCCGGCGGCGGAGATCATCAAAGCTCTCGCGCGCCTTCCGGTCCAGTGGTACGGCGGCAGCGACCTCTCCAAGCTGCACGACCTGACCACCGGCTGCCTCTTGGGCAACTACAAGGGCATAGATATAATCATTCCGCACTGTTGGTTCCCGCGAGCAGCAGCCGCAGCCAAGGCCGAGGAGGATCAGATCCCGCTGTTCGGCTGGCAGGACGACGGCTGGTTGGATATGTGCAACGACAAGGTTACCAACCATTCCGACGTGGTGAAGTGGTACAAGGCCCGCCGAGCCGGCGGCTTTAAGATCCGTCGTATCGGCCATGACCGCAAGTTCTGCCGCGAGTACTTTATCGAGATGAAAAAGGCCAAGTTCCCGATCAAGGACCAGCCGCAGCTGGTGACGCGAAAGTCTGAAGGCTTCCGGTATCTTGAGGCTTCTGCAAAACGCGGGACCCTGTATTATTGCAGCGCCGAACCTTATGAGTACTGCGTGCAGAATGTCCACGCTATTGAAAAAGCCGATGACATGATCATGTATGACAAAATCGCTCCGAATCTCCGCATCGACGTATTCGACTGCTCCGTGTTCGCCGCCTGCGCTTACCTCGAAGACCTTGAGGGCCGATCCAAGGGCGCCGGCTGGTACGGCAAAGATGAAGAAGGTGATAACGCTTGAAAGTTACTCCGACAAAACGCGCTCCTTCGCCTGGCGGGCAAAAGCGCAGCCTGGTGCTTCCCTGGACCATTGCGACGGCCGATAACCTCACGGTGTCCGGCTACACCCGCCTCATCGATTCCCCAGACGTCGCGGCGGCTGTCAATAAAATGGCCGATATCATCAGCAATGCGACGATCTGGCTGATGAAAAACACGAAAAACGGCGATGTGCGACAGAACACAGCGCTTGCCAAGAAGATCGACATTGCCCCATATAGTCTCGGCACCCGAAAGACCTGGATAAGTTGGATCGTCTCAACTATGTTGACCTCCGGCGACGGGAACGCTCTTGTGCAGCCGATAACCGCGAACGGATACATTCAGGACCTAAAGCCGATGCCCAATGCTTCGCTAATTCCGATAAACAACGGAGACACCTACCAGGTGCTGTGGAAAAGCCGATATTTTGCTCCTGACGACGTTCTGCATTTCATACTTCGTGCCAGCACAACTGATCCCTGGCGCGGGATGGGCGTCCGGATCCAACTGCGGGATGTGCTGAAAAACCTACGTCAGGCCGCAGCAACGACTAACGGGTTTATGTCGGACAAATGGAAACCATCCGTGATCGTCAAAGTGGATGCGCTCGCAGATGAATTCTCTGATGCCGCCGGCCGCAGAAAGCTACTGGACGAATATATCACCACGCAAGGAGCCGGTGAGCCCTGGGTAATTCCTGCAGATCTTGTCGACGTCAAGGAGGTCAAGCCGCTGTCTCTCGCGGATCTCGCGATCTCAGACAGTGTCAAGCTTGACAAGCGCGCGGTGGCCGCAGCTTTCGGCGTCCCTCAGTATTTTGTTGGAATCGGTGATTTTAACCGCGACGAATACAACAACTTTGTCCGGACGACGGCCATCCCGATCGCAACAGGGATTGCCCAGGAACTCACAAAAAAACTGCTCCTTTCTCCCGATCTCTATTTCAAGTTCAATATCCGGCGCCTCTACGCCTACGACATGAAAGATCTCGCTCAGGTCGGCGACGATCAGTATATCCGCGGAATCATGACAGGCAACGAGGTCCGTGACTGGCTCGATCTTTCGCCAGTGGATGGGCTTGATGAGCTGATAATTCTTGAAAACTATATTCCACGGGGAATGATCGGCGACCAAAAAAAACTACAGGAGGTATAGAACATGCCTGAAACGAGAACAAAGCGCCAGGTGCGCTGTATATCGGTTGATTTCCAGACTCGTGCCGATGGCGAAGACCTTTACATAGAAGGCTACTTCTCAGTTTTTAACAGCGAATATGAGATCTGGCCCGGCGCCATTGAAATTGTTAAACCCGGTGCTTTTTCAGCGTGTCTATCCGGAGATGTCCGTGCGCTTATTAATCACGATACGACTTTAGTGCTCGGCAGATCGGCAGCCGGCACGCTTGAGCTCAAGGAAGATAACCGTGGGCTCTGGGGACGGATCAAAATCAATCGGGACGACGTTGATGCCATGAACCTCTACGCCCGCGTCCAGCGGGGTGACGTCAACCAGTGCTCGTTTGGATTTGACATAGAAAAAGAGACCTTTGTCGACCTTGGTAACGGTAATTGCCGTTGGGAGATTGAAAAGGTCAACCCGCTATACGAGGTCAGTGTCTGCACTTTCCCGGCCTATGAGGATACGAGTGTATCCGCCCGGAAGTCCGATCTGGCCACCATTCAGAAGCGCGAGCTCGAGGCCTGGCGCGCGCGGATGAGAAAAAGATTAGGAGGTCAAACACAAAATGGCACTTAAGGTACTTCTCCTGCGCAGCAAGGTCACGGAGCTGCAGAAGCTGCTCGCCGAGCAGCGTACCGCCGCCGCGGGCTTCGCCGCCCGCGAATCCGAGCTGGAAGCAGACATCGCCGCCGTTACCAACGATGCGGAACGCGAAGCCGTAAATACGGCCGTCACTGCTTTCGACGCCGAACGCGATGCAAATACCGCAGAGCAGACTCGGCTCGCCGGCGAGATCGAAAATATTGAAACCCAGATCCGCGAGCTCGAGGCCGCCGGAAAGGCTGCCGGAACAGCCCCGCCCGCAGGGGCAGAAAGGAATGACAATCATATGTCCGATATCCAGACCGCCGAGACCCGCACGAGGTTCTTCGGCATGACGGTTTCCCAGCGCGACGCTTTCATGGCCCTCGATGAGATCCGCGACTTCATCACCCGCCTGCGCGATATCAAGGGCGCCAGCCAGCGCAGTGTGACCGGCTCCGAGCTCGGCATCCCGGAGATCATGCTCGATATCCTGCGCGAAAATACCGACCGCTACTCCAAGCTGCTTAAATACTGCACGGTCAAACCCGTCAAAGGAAAGGCACGCCAGAACGTGGCCGGCACTGTCCCCGAGGCGATCTGGACCGAAGCGGTCGGAAGCCTGAATGACCTTGATTTCGTGTTCACCCAGGTCGAGGTCGACGGCTATAAAGTCGGCGGCTATGTCGCGATTCCCAACAGCCAGCTGGAGGACGACCAGGGTCTTGATCTGCTTATGACCGTCATGGACGGCATGGGGCAGGCCATCGGTCTCGCCGTCGATAAAGCCATACCCTACGGCACCGGCACGAAAATGCCCGTCGGCTTTGTGACCCGCCTTGCCGCAACCGCGCAGCCGAGCTGGTGGGGAACAAACCAGGGCGCCTTTACCGACCTGCACACGAGCAATGTCCTGGTACTCAACATTTCGGCCGCGACCGGCGTCACCTTCTTCCAACCGATGATCGCAGCGCTGGGTGTTGCTGATCCCAAATATTCCACCGGTGTCCCCTGCTGGATCGCCAACCGCAAGACCCATATCGACATCATCTCCCGCTGCCTGGCCTTCGACTTCAACGCCGCGCTGCTCGCCGGCATGAAAAACACCTTCCCGGTCATTGGCGGAGACATCGTTGAAGAAACCTATATGAGCGACTATGAGGTCATCGGCGGGTTCCTCAGCCTGCAGCTGATGGCCGAGCGCTCCGGATCGCATATCCGCGCCTCCGACATCCCCCTGATGCTCCAGGACCAGACGCTCGTTGTCGGTACCCAGCGTTATGACGGCAAGCCTGTTCGCGGCGAGGCCTTCGTTGCCATCAGCTATGATAACTCCGCTGTGACCACCAGCAAGACCTTCGGCACCGACTACGCCAATACCGATATCGGCACCCTGATCGTGACCACGGCCGCCGGCACCGCAAGCGGCGATACCAACGTTACCGTCGCCGGCGCGACCGAAGGCGCAACCCTCAAGTATATTCTCGGGCCTCAGAATGTTGCCGTTGCGAACGGCCAGAAGATCGGCACCGGCTGGACAACGATCACCAGCGGCAGCGATATCACCGCGGCAACCGGCAACATCATCACCGTGGTCGAGCTTGACAGCAATGGCCGGGCGGTCAAGGCCGGCTTTGGCTTCGTGACGGCTAAGGCCTAATCTGAAGAAAGGAGGTGGGCCAGGTGGCAGAAGCGTCTACCAGGCTTACGCTGCTCAGAATCGACCTCGGCTTTAAAACCCTTACCGAAGACCAGACTACATATCTCGGCCAGCTTCTGGGTATGGCTGTTGCGGCGATCACCCGCAAGGGCGTGCAGCTCACGGACGGCGTCACCGAAGACGACGCGCTGGTAGCGATGTACGCCGCCTGGCTTTACCGCAAAAGGATGCAGGCTCCTGACTCAACCAGGATGCCGGATATGATCCGCTGCGAACTGAACGACCGGCTCATGCACCAAAAGATGGCGGTGACAGAGGAATGATCTATGACCGCGAACTTACCGTCTACCAGCTCGACGAGGCCAGCGATCCGCTGGCTCGCCGGCTGGCCGGCGGCGTCAGTTACTACTACGGCGAGCGCGAAGTTTATGCATCTCGATACTATATTGGGATGCAATCCGGGGATAAGATCAGCGTCATGGCTGAGATCCCGCTTGACGCTCAGATCACGCGTATCAAAACGGACCAATATGTCGTTCTTGGTGATACATCAGCCACCTCTCCTGTCTATCGTATTGTCGAGGCGCAGTATGGCGAGGATGAGGACGGCCTCCCGGTGACGCGTTTGAGTCTCATGGAAGTTGAGGGGAAATATGACATACTCCGATCTTGAGGCCGTGCTGAAAACTGTGCTTCCAAATGACGTCTCCCAGAGAAAAGCCCCGCGCGGAAAGACGCGCTATATCGTCTGGGTCCCCGTCGGATCGCGCAGCATCTTCGGAAGCAACAGGCGGGGTCTGACGGCTTTGCAGGCTAACGTTTACGTATGCACACAGACAGCCGGCGATACGATCTGCGACGACGTCTGCGCGGCTCTGGACGCCGCAGGGATTGCCTATGGAGATCCTGTCCCGGACTACGACGACGAAACTGGAGAGGCCTCCTGGGTTATCGAATGCGAGGTGCCTTAAATGGCCAGCATGACAGTCAACGGAATTGACGGGCTCATCCTATCCATGGACCAGGTTTCAAAACTAACGCTGACTGACAAGCAATCCATCCTCTCCGCCGGAGCCGATGTCGTCGTTAGGGCACATAAAAAGATGATTGATACCCTGTTCAAAAAACACACCGGCCGGCTGCTGGCATCTATCCAGTCTTTCTGGAAGATCTCCGATGGCGGATACTTTCTAATTTATCCCTATGGGGAACACCATAAATATCACGAGCGCCTAAAGGTCAAGTCTTACAAACGTTCCAAGCACGGCCGAACCTATACGACGGGCGGTAAGCTGAGAGACGTGGAGGCCGGAGAAGTTGGCTACATTTTGGAAGTTGGTTCTCTGAAGCGTGGAATCCGGCCGTTTCGATGGATGGAACGCGCCAACATCCAGGCTGCCGACGATGTCGTATCTGCCGAAGGCAGTCAATGGGACAGTTATCTGAAAAACCGCGGTCTGTAGACCGCAAAGGAGGAAAACATGCTTAAAAAAGTCAAAGAAAAATTCGGAATGACCTACGGCGTTTTCGCGCCGATTGCCAGTGAGCCCGACGCCGCAGCGCCTGTGTATGGTGCCGGTGTGGATATGGGCGCCATGAGCAAAGCGTCACTTACGACTACAACGACCAAAGCTCCGCTTTACGGCAGCAACTCACTGGCACTCACCGTGGACAAATTCGTCTCCGGTGAGCTTTCCGTTGAAAACTTGCTTGACGATCTCGAAAATGCGGCATCGTTTTATGGCTCCACTTACACGGACGGCGAGCTTGTCGACAACAAGAACGACGAGCCGATCCCGGGCGGATTCGGCTATATTAAGACGCTGATCGACGAAAACAAAGTCACGCACTATCGTGCCGTGTGGCTTTATAAAGTCCAGGCGCAGATGGCCGACGACAGCGCAGAGACGATGCAGGATAAGATCGCCTATGCAAACAACACGGTGAAATTTTCCTGCTCCGAATGCAATTCCGGAGACTGGCGCGCACAGAAGGATTTCTACGGTACCGGCGCCGAAGCGGCAGCAATGTCCTGGATCGAAGCAAAGCGCGGTGGCGCTGCTACCTATTACACCGTTCTTATCAATCAGATCGGCACCGGCTCAGTCTCTCCGACTGGCCAGCAAAACGTGGCAGATGGATCTTCGCTGGAGATATCCTTCGGCGCAACAGATCCGAGCATCCTGCTTGCCGGCTCTACAAATGTCACTGCTGGCATCGTCAGCCACAAGTACACGGTCACGCCGACGGCGAATACCGTCGTCACCGCGATCTTCGAGGCTTAATAACATCATCGCGGGATAGAACACATCCCCGCCTCCGTAAGGCGGCGGGGATGTGTCCAATTTGGACACAGGAGGAATCCCTTATGAAAGGCGTTAATTTTGATTATAACGGGAAAATCTACCGGCTGTCGCTGACTGCCGGCGCTCTCTTTGATATATACGACATATTCGGATCTGAGACTGACATCCTGGAACACATTACACCGCAGACCGCCAAGGGTTGGAATAACGCCTGCAGGATGCTGGAGATTCTTTCGCGCTGGGGTGAGCTCCAGCGGCGTCACATGGGGGATGACATGTTGCCTTACCTGAAATCCGGCACCGTGCTGATAGAGGCATCTCCTACTGATGTGAGGCGGATCAAAGACGCGATTCGGGCTGCGTGTGCTGTCGGTTTCAGCCGCAGCTTTGAAGAGGGTACGCACGAGGTCGATTTAGTCCTGCAGCAACTCGATGAAAAAAAAACGCCCGCCAGCTCCGCGCGACCTTGGTTGGCGCAGTTGCGCGGGGGTTCGGGATTTCAGAAAAAGAAATCTACTTAACCACACCCGGTACGATCATGGATCTGTTTGCGTGGGCCAACAGGGACAATGAGGAGGATGACGACTGATGAGTGTTACCCGCAATATCGCAACAAAACTCACGCTTGAAGGTGAAGCGCAGTTCCGGAGCGAAATGGATTCAGTTAGTAATTCAATGCGGAATCTTAAATCCCAAATGGCATTGGTCACATCTGAGTTCGATGGGAACGCGAATAGTGTATCTGCACTTAGCGCAAAACAAAATATCCTAAAAAAAGAAGCGGATGAGCAAAAGCAGAAAATCGCTGCGCTTAATTCTGCCATTGAAGAGTCTACCCTCCTATATGGCGAGGAAAACAATGTAACAGCAGAGTTTCGCACCCGGCTCAATTACGCCAAGGCAGATCTAAACAAGCTGAACGGTGAGCTATCTGAAAACGAGAAATACCTTAATGAAGCAAAAACCAGTGCCAACGGCTGCGCAACATCGATCGATGAATATGGTAAAAAAGTTAAAGCTGCCGGAGAAGCCTCTGAGACTTTCGGAAATGAAAGCACCGGCGCTGTCAACGCGCTGGCCGAGGCCCTCGCAGCTGCAGGAATCGTTGCTACCGTCGGTAAAATTGAAAAGGCTTTGCTCTCGTGCGCAACGGGGGCTGCGTCCTTTGCGGATGAGGTGCTCACGACATCCGCACAGACCGGTATCGCCACGGAAAAGCTGCAGGGGTATATGTATGCCGCTGAGCTTGTGGACGTCCCTGTAAACACGCTGACGGACTCTATGGCCAAGCAAATAAAAAGTATGGGTTCCTATAACGACGGCACCACATCCATTGTCGACGCTTACAAACAGCTGGGTGTCGAGGTCACAAATACAGACGGAAGTCTGCGCGATAGCCAGGACGTTTACTGGGAAGTTATTTCCGCGCTCAGTGGAATGGAGAATTCGACTGAACGCGACGAGCTTTCTATGACGCTACTCGGAAAATCGGCACAAGATCTTAACCCGCTTATCCTTGCCGGCGCAGACGCCATGAACGAACTGGCCGACGAAGCTCAGCAAGCCGGTTACATCATGTCTGAAGAAACACTCAAGGCAATGGGCGCGCTGGACGACCAGATCCAAAAAATGAACAATAATTCCGAGGCGCTGAAAAACACCATCGGGGCCGCGCTGGCGCCTGCCCTTACGGACATGGCCGAGGCCGGAAATAATGTGCTGCAGGCAGCCACAAATTACGCGGCACAGAATCCCGATACCATAAAGGCCTTGACTGCGGTTACGTCTGCCGCCGGCGGAGCTACGGCGGCTTTGACAGCATATAAAGTCGCTGCCAAAGCAATGAGCGCCGCCGGACTGTCCCTTGCCTCTCTGGGCGCGGTGGCAGGCTACGCGGCCATTTTTGGCGCCGCAGTTTTCGCGATTGTCAGTACCGTTGATCAAATGAACCATCTTGTTGAAAAAACAGATGATCTGACCTACGCCCAGCAGCAGCTTGACGATGCGACTCAGAATCTTACGAATGTTCAGACCCAGTATGGCGACGCGGTCTGGGATTCCGGCTCCGAGGCTGCCGAGGCTTACGACTTTGCTCGCATCGCCGTTGCTGAGGCGCAGAATCAGGTGGACGCTCTGACGGCCTCCCAGGACGCTGCAGGTGCCTCTACAGACGATTTGGCGAGCCGACAAGCAGCTATGGCCGGCGCCATGGATACTTGGAGCAGCGCAGTCACAGGGCTCATGACCTCCTATCAGGCCGCCTACACGGCCGCCTATGACAGCATCAACGGGCAGATGGGCTTGTTTGATACAATTTCCGTAACCGTTGGAACGGACGTCAATCAAATGATCACCGCCCTGCAATCCCAGGAAGACTATATGAACACCTATGCCGAGAACATTAAAAAAGCGGCACAGATGGGGCTCTCGGACGGTCTTATAAAAGAACTGTCCGACGGTAGTGTCGAAAGCGCTGCATATCTTCAGGCAATCGTAGACGCCGGGGAAGAAAAGATCCCCGAACTTAACGAGGCTTTCGGGAAGGTGCAGGAAGGCAAAGACACCTTTGCTTCGGCAGTCGCAGAGGCTGAAACGGATTTCTCTGAAAAAATGGATGACATCACTCAGGATGCCGCAGATGCCGTCGGGGATCTGGATCTCTATGATGAGGCGGCCACATCGGCTAAAAACACCATGGACGGGTATCTCGCCGGCCTGGACGAACAGAGCGGCGCGCTGTATACAAAGATGTCTGCGATCGCCGAAGCGGCGCTGAGCGCTTTTAACGCCCCGCTGGGCATAGCCTCGCCTTCCAAGGAGTTCGGCAAGTCCGCCGGATACAGCATGGACGGTTATGAAGACGAGATCGAGCGCCGCAGTTCTGGATTAAACAATCTGATGGGCAATGTTGGCAGCGCAGCCCTTTCGTCCTTTGCATCCGCACAGGTCAAGTCCGGCTCTACCGCACTATTCGCTGCAAAACTTCAGACACCAACACAGGCCGGCGGAATCCCGGAGCGGGCGCTTAACAGTTTCGCCGGCGCAATCAATGAATTGAGCGCTGCTCAAAACGGACAGGCCGTGTCCGGAGATCTTACGCTCATTATGAAACTTCCTGACGGAACTGAAGCTGCTCGGGCCTGGCTGCCGGACTTCCGTAGAGCAGCGGCCGCATCGCCAGAGCTGGGAGGTTAATTATGACACAACTAATTGTCGGTGGCGTGGAGTTGCCCGAGACCGCAATTGATAATTACACCTATGACGAGGAACCGATGGGCAGAGAGGTCCAGGCCATCTCTGGCCGGTCCTATTATGAGGAGCGCGCTCGCCGTGCCGTGGTCAGATACACCTACGACTATCTCGGCCCGGTACTTCATGCGGCGCTTATGCCGCAGCTGAGAGCCCGCGGTGCGGTCAGCGTGTCATATCTCAATACCGACAGTGGCCTCATGGTAACGGAGGATATGCGCGTCACGGAGCTGACATCCCCCACATTTGTCTTTTCCAAGTCTGGCGTCGGGCGTTATCACAATTACGCCTTTACGCTCAAGGGGGTGAATCCCCTTGCTGAGTAGGACGCCGGCGTTTGACGCAGCAATCATCGCAGATACTCGGAAAATCCTCGTACGCAGCATTATCGACCTAATCGATCCAGATATCACTTATTCAGAGCCCACCAGCTCCGGAGCGTCGCTATATTCAAAGAGCGCCCAGCTGCATGACAAGGCCTTTGACCGCGGAACAAAATATGTCGATCTCGGTTGGCATCGCTGGATCCTGAGCGGTGACATGCAGGGTTATCCGACGGACCCTGCGGATGTCGCAGGCGAGCAGGGATTCAAGGGCTCAGCCATATCCGGGACGGACTGTATGTTTTCCACACCCCAATGGGTGCAGCTTAATATTTCAAACTGTTCAATTTTACAGGCCTGCTCCGTGTGGTTTTCGGGAGACAGCTTTGATGGCTGGCCGGTCGATTTCACGGTCACGATCTATTCCGGAGACACGGCCCTATGGTCGGAATCCGTATCAGACAATATCAGCAAGACCGGGGTCGCTTTCGAGGGCTTCACAGTGTACAATCCCACAGCGATCCGCCTGACCGTGACAAAATGGTCCCACCCTGGACGGGAACTGCGATGTCTTGAGATCGTACCAGGAATCTATGAGATATGGGGCACCGATGACTTGATGAGTTTCGAGTTCACCGATGAGTGCGACCCATCCTGTCTTCGGTTACCTTATGGCACCGGTTCCCTGGGCGTGAAAAACATTGACCGGCGCTTCGAGCCGCTGAACAAGACCGGACTTTTCGAAAGCCTGGAGGATCGACAGGGACAGACGCTCAGACTCGGTCCGTGCCTTGATACGGGAAGCCCGGAGTACCTGCCTATTGGATTCCTCTATTTGCAAAATGACGGATGGAAAACGGGCGAAAACGATCTGACTATAAGCTGGTCACTGACAACTATCATTGGCCTTCTTGCCAGCCGCAACTATTCTCCTCCCGGCGTGCTGCCCACGACCTTTTCCGGATGGCTCGCGTCCATTGTGTCGCAGCTCGGGGCTAATTTTGTTGATCGTTATACTGTGGACGATACACTCGGGGCCACATCTCTGACCTGCAGCGCCGAAGATTTGGATGACATTAAATGCGGAGAGCTCTTGCTTGATCTCTGCATGGCTGCCGGGGCAATCGTCGGTTATCCCGTTTATCCCCGGATGGATCCGGAAACGGGGTATTTGATGGCTTCAACGTTGTCGGATGATATCTGCCAGTCTATTAGCTTGGATAACATTGAACGATATCCAGTAAAGTCTGCCAATGATGAAATTGCCGCCCTGAACTTTGATATCTCCGGCAGTAAATACACAGTTTCCGGAACATGCACCAGCAGCGAAATCACAAAAAATATCAGCAACCCGTTTGTAACAAGCACGGCGCTTGCCGATGCAGCCGCAAAAAATATCCTCCGATTTTATGGAGGCAACCGATTTGCGATATCCGGACGCGGAAATCCGGCCGGCGAGCTTGGCGATGTCGACAGTATCGCTCTTGATGCCCGGCAGGCCTTGAGTGCCAGGAGAATAAAACAGCAGTACCGCCTTCAGGAGGGCATCATGTCCGGCGTTGCCTCAGAATTCATCCGAGGGAGCGGCAGCCTGGATTATAGCACACGCATCGTGATCGGCACAGACGGAATGTACACTGTGCCGGACGGCGTGACACAGATGTACATTATCCTGGTCGGAGGCGGACAAGGCGGCACAGACGGCACAGACGGATCCAACGATGCGAACGGAACCCCGGGCACAGCCGGAAGCGGCGGGAAAATCTATGTCGCACTGATCAGTGTAACGCCTGGAGCGGAACTGACCGTAAGCATTGGTCAGGGCGGGGAAACAGGGATAATCGGTACGGCAACAACTTTCGGTACGTATAGTTCCGCAAATGGATCTGTCTATGTAAACGGCCTTGCAGACGTCCAGCATGGGACGTTGTATGGATATCCCGGCGTTGACGGTTCCATTAGCAGTGTGCCGATGTCGGGTGCCACAGCTCCGGCTGCAACCGGATCTGGAGGTAGTGGAGGCAGCGGCGGTTCGAAAGCGGTATGGGCTACTGAAACGGTCAAAGATGCTGACGGTAATAGCATACAGCTTAAGTATATTTCACAGTCGGCCGCGTCTGGCGGCGCGGGGTCTCCCGGTGCGACGGGCGGTATCGTCGCATATTACAACGCATAGAGAGGTGTATTATGCCAACCATTATTGATACGCTCGTAACGGACCGCAGCGCCGTTGACGTGGCCAGGGCTAAGATTCTGGAGACAAAAGGTTATTCTGCGCTATCGGCCGCAGAAAAAGCGGAATGGGATTCCGCTATCAACGGCGCCTATGACTACATTGACATGAACCGCGTCGGCGAGGCCGTTGCCTATCTGGCCGAGATTCTAAATGGCTATGGCTACGCCGTTAACGTCGCGCCAAAGACAGACTGGACGCTCGGATATGAGCCAAGCTCTGAGAAACTGACTCAATACTTAGCCGCAATCAACACTATAAAGACGGCCTTCTACGGCACGACGGAGCTGCCGGCGGACATGGACGGGCTGACAGTCGCAGAGGCCAACGCCATCGAGACCTTGCTCATCGAGATCGATACTTACATCAACGACATGGTCGCCGCGTTCCGTTACTGCGGCGAATTAGTATGCGGGGAGGAATACGCATGACCGATAGAGTGCCGATTAATATACTGGGAAATGGTGCGATCAAACAGAATGTTTTTGACGTTGACGGGAATCTGCTGCGGACCGAATACGTCAAGCGGGACGACGGCGCGGCCGTTACCGGGACACCCCTGAACAAGGAAAATTTGTTAAAAGATGATACCGCAGCGTCCCTCGGGATTACCAGTGAAGACCCGACAGTCGACGAAGCCTTTGCGACTATTGGAGCAACAATTAGCCAGACAAGATGCGTAGAAATTATTTCAAGCAGCGCGAATTGGACTGCTCCTGAGAATATTGTAGACAATTCAGTTCATGTTTTATGCTTTGGCGGCGGTGGCGGCGGCGGGTATGGCTACAGCACCTATTGTGGCGGCGGCGGTGGCGGCGGACAAATGTGTGAGAACGATGTGATCGTTACACCAGGCCTGAGTTACGCAATAGTGATCGGCGCGGGTGGCGCGGGGGCTACTACTTATCCAGCTACCGGATCAACAGGTGGTACTACATCTTTTGGAGGCACCGTAAGTGCAAACGGTGGGTCGGGAGGTGCTTCTGGGTACAACAGCACATCCGGTGTTGGCGGCGCAGGTGGCTCCGGTGGAGGCGGATCAAACTATGGTAATGGCGGCGCAGGTACACAGTTCGGCGGCGGCGGTGCTCGTTATGGTAACGGGGGAAACGGTGGCGATTATGGCGGAGGGGGCGGATGTTCTGGATACGGTGGATCCTCGGCAGGAACAGGTGGGCTTTATGGCGGCGATGGAGGATTTGCGGCCGCCGGTTCCCCAGGAACAGCCATTAGCTTACAAAAAGCCTCTGAGTACGCTGAAATATATGCCCAGATTGCAGCGATTAGCCTTCAAGTCACGCGAACATTAGGTCTGGGAGGAACTACGCCGGGTGGCGGCGGTGGCTATGGTGGTAACGGCGGTAACGGAGCAACTGGCGGTGGCGGTGGCGGTGGCGGTGGATATTTCAGCCAAGGCGGCACCGGAAGCACCTCCTGTGGTGGCGGTGGCGGTGGCTTTTTCGGTGCCGGTGGATCCGTAGTCAGCTCAAACTATGCGGGTGGCGGCGGTGGCCTTGGTCCTGGCGGAGCATACGGGTCCGTAGCGGGAATCGGCGGCGGGGGCTATGGCGGTTATAGCAACACGGCCGGCGGTGCTGGCGGTGCTGGTATTTGTATCCTCATATATGACATCACCACATGACGGGAGGATTTGAAATGGTATATCGGCTTATCAAGGACGGAATCGAACAAAATCGGATTGAATCTGATGAATCTTTTGCAGCTGACTATGCGGCTAAGCAGGGGTACACCTATGAGGTGGTTGATCAACCCCTGGAAAAAGAGACCCCGTCAAAAGATGACTCGACGGTATGGGACGAAATGGCAGCCGCTCTTTCTGAGGGGGTGAACAGTATTGACGAATAAAGATTATGTCATTTCAGCGCTCCGAAAGATTGGAAAGCAGCAGGCCTCAGACCTCCGCGAGAAGACTGTAGCGGGGAGCATGACAGCCACGGAACTGATCGCGCAGGAAACCTCTATCCCGACGTGGCGGCAGGGTTCGTACAATACCGTAGGTGCTCCGGTTCAGCTCGACGGCCAGGTATATAAGGTGACACAGGCCCACAATAGCACAGCTAACCCTGACTGGAAGCCCGGCGTCGCCTACAGCCTATTTGACCTGATGCACACGACCGATCCGGCAGCGGCCAAGCCCTACATAGCGCCGCAGGGAAGCTGGGGACTATACCAGCAGGGCGAGTATATGGTCTGGACCGACGGTAAGACCTATAAGTCCAAGATCGCCAATAATGCATATACGCCCGAGACCTATCCGGCGGGCTGGGAGCTTTACACAGCCTAATAACAGAGAGAAGGTACACCGAATGGAATATATCACGACGGGCATTACTACCCTGGGGTTAATCATTGTGGCGGTCCTGCAGCTCCGTGCAGAAAAATACCGCAAGAACAAAGATAAAGCCGAGGAAGCTGAAAAGCAGGTTTGTGCAGAGCAGCGCACCGACGACCTTGAGATGTCGATCGCCAAAGGTCAGATGATTGCCGCTGCCGGAGAATTATCCTTTGTTACCTCACTGGCTGTAACCGGGGGGCATATCAACGGAAACGTCGAAGCTGCCCAGAAGGCCTATACATCGGCAAGTAAGGCGTACCAGGCACAGGAAGCTAAGCTCGCAAGAAAATACTTAAAAGCACCATTGGGAGGAGCTGAAACAGCATGATCAAAGGCAAGCTTTACCGCGCGGAGATCTTCGACAACAGCAAGACGCCGTACAAAACGCTGGACGAAGTTTACGACCTATTCAAGGACAAATACCCGGGGAAGCGCTTTTATGCTGTCAATGGGCCTTGGTTCGATCCGGGACCTAAGGCTGTGGGAAATTACCGGGTAAGCGGCGTTACCCTCTGTGAGCAGTACGCTGACTGCATCGGCATGGGCTGGACCGGGAACGAAAAGCCCGTCATGGGCTGGTGGTCGAAGCTGAAGACGAAGGACAATTTCCTTTGCACCATGCCCGTTCTGATGGCCGGCAAGCTGATGGACGTTTCTGCAGCCAAGTACGGCGCATCGGTCGTACGGACCTGTGCGGTTACCGGCTTCGGCTTTTACCCGGACGGCACGTTCATCGCGCACATCGGGGATGTGATCAGCACAGCGGACCTGCAGACCAAGATGGCGGCGGTCGGTGTCACGGATTACCTCCGGCTTGACAGCGGGACGAGCTGCCAGGGTAAAGGCCCGGGCCTTTACGTTGTGCCGCTGATCACCGTGTACAGCTTCTTTATCTTCTGGCTGGAGCCGGACGACGACCAGCTGCAGATCATAGACGACGACCTGACCTTCGCTTATGCGCTGACGCCGCGCACCAAGACAGACCTAATGGTCCTACATCACGTCGGCGCCGGCGGCAGCTTTACCGTCGAACAGATCCACGCCGAGCATCTGGCCAAAGGCTGGGCCGGGATCGCTTATCACTACTACGTGCGCCGGGACGGCACGGTTTACCGCGGGCGGCCGGAGATCATGATCGGCGGCCACACGCTTGGCTACAACAGCGCCAGCATCGGCATCTGCGCCGAGGGAAACTTCGAGCTTGAAACCATGTCTGCCGCCCAGGAGGCGGCCCTGAAGGCGCTTGTGGCGGACGTGCTGACCCGGTACCCGGGGCTGACGATCAAGCGGCATTGCGATCTCAATGCGACGGCCTGCCCCGGAAAGAATTACCCGTTCTCGGAGATCGCCAACGTGACCACGTCACTACCGGCTACGACGGACCCGAAGGACTATGTCGCGGCCTTCCAGACGTGGCTGAATTCTCGCTACGGATTCGGGCTTGTGATCGATGGCATCTACGGCGCCAGGACCAAGGCGGCGGCCGTGAAGGCTTACCAGCAGCTTGTCGGCGTCACAGCCGACGGCATCTTCGGCCCGGTTACAAAGGCGGCGGCCCGAAGCATGGGTACCGGATCGACCGGTACCGGCGTCTACATCCTGCAG